AAATACATTATGAAAAAATTGTTGAACTTTAAGAATATAGTAATCGCAGCATTGATTATATTCGTTTTATTGGAGTGGTTTAACCCAGGTGGAGTTATGCCAGGTAAGAAAGTATTCATAGCTGGTAAAGCGTATGAAGTAATTAAGCACGAAATTGATACTATTGATATCGTTAAAACTAAAGTGGTAACTAAAAAAGGTGAAAATATCTACCATGAAACAATTGTTGAGAAAGAAGTAATCATCCCAACAGTGATTGATACTATGGCTTTATTAAAAGATTATTATTCAAAGGTATTATATAAAGATACATTAATTTTACCTGATTCATTAGGTATTGTTGCTTTAAATGATACTATTACACAAAACAAAATATTAGGTAGAACTTTCAACGCAAGTGTTAAGCAAAGAACTATCAAAGAAACTACAATTGTAAAAGAATTACCTAAGACTAAATTATTTTATGGTTTAGAGGGTGGGTTTAACAAAGCAGATTTTGTAAGTTCAGTAGGAGCTGGTGTTTTAATCAATACTAAGAAAGATAAGATATACCAATTAGGTTTGGGTGTTACTAATCAAACAACTGATGGTACAAATGGTGGATTTACTCCATATGTTAGAGGTGGTGTTTATTGGAAACTTAAATTAAAGAAATAAGATGATAAAATTAATGGGTATTGTAACTGGAAAGCCTAAAGTAAATGAATCTTTAGATACTAAAGAAATAGTGGCTAGGGTAGCTAAAGCAACTGATAAAAATGACCATACTGGTGCAGTAATGGAATTATCAGTATTTTTAAACGATACAAAGTCTTTTAAAAAATTAGAGGCAATTGAAACAATACATACAATAGAAGGTTCAATGCCATCGGAGATTTCCAAATATAGAGATAGTATTCTAAAAGATTTAATAAATAAATTTAAATCAAAATACGGACAGGATGCAGTTAAAGAACTAAACAGAGCATTTTAATATGAAAAGTTTAAAAGAAGCATTTGTAAAAGGTGTAACTTACGGAGGAACTGTTTGTAAAGGTGGTTGCTTTGTGGGTAAGGAAGGTTTAAAGAAGATAATTAAAATATCTAAAGAATTACCTAATAATATTTTCATGTTTAGAGATGATAATTACTCTGGATTACAACCACACTTTATTAAAAATGGTGTAATTGCAAAGGCAAACACAATTGGTAATCCATCTTATGATTTGCAAAATAAAAAATTAAGAAACTTAAATATAGGTAAAGATGTAATTCTTTCTGTTAGATTATTTGAAGGAGTTAATGAATCTATAATGACAGAAGGTAAGAATTGGGCAAAGATGATGGCAGCAGTTAAAAAAGGTTCTCAAAAAAGTCCTTGGACAATTGTGGTATCTAGAAATAAAAAAGTAACTTACCAACAACAAGTAAAAGTAAAAGATGCAATTCCAGCACACTTTGAAGATATAAAGCAAACTCGTAATATGCCGGGTTCTATAATAGCTATCGAAGATAATGAAGGTATGATTGTTTATTCAGAAAGAATATAAAAAATGAAACTTACAGAGTGCATAATTGTATCTAAAGAAATTAAAGATAAATTTATTCTAGCTAAGAATAGAGATAGAGCTTATAATCCATCTTTAGAAATTGTACATACTATCATTGATGGTGTGGAGGTTGCATATCTGCATGATTTAATAACTGATTGGAGTGAAGGTTTAAATGAAAACGGAATTGGTGTTGTAAATGCAGCACTATTAGTTGGACACGATGAAGCTGAAGCTAAGCTTGTAAAGAAAGCTGGAAAGCCAGGACCTGATGGGGATAAGATGAGAAATATCATCAAACAACCTACTCTAATGAAAGCTGTAAAAGCAGCACTATCATATAAGGGTAAGAGTGGGTTAGCTCTTAAAGGTCATACATTTGTATCATCTACAAAACATATGGTTAGTATTGAAACTACATCAAAGCATAAGCCGGATGTTAAACTTCAAAACTCCGAATCACCTGTTGTTCGTACAAACCACGGACATATGTTCACTGATGCCGGATATACACATGGTGAGAAATATCTAAGTTCAAAAATGAGAAAGATATCAGCTGAGAAATCAGTTGATAAAGTAGAAGATTGGAAAGAAATAGCACAAGCTATGAGAAAGGAATACTTTCCAAAGAAACCTCAATTGAATATGAAAAGAGATACGGAAGAAATGTCTACTTCATCTCAAACGGTAATGAATCTGACAGACCGTATATTACAAATAACTTACTTTAAAGGTAAGGTAAACGAATTCAAAGGTATTAATAGACAACTGCCTGAAGGATATCAACCAAAGATTACAATCGAAGTAATTCCAATTTAATTTCAACATTTTAATAGAATCATATTTATATACATACAAAATGTAAATATATTAATATGTCAACAGAATTCGAATTATTCAAAGGTAAATCATTAAGTGGTCTTTTTGAGGATATCTATAATAACCAAGTATCAAAAAAGCAAAAGATTAGTTCTTTAATTGAAGAATTGAAGAAAATGGTTAGACATGCTGGAGATATGGGAAGTTTAGGTCCTATTATTGGTGGGTTGGTAGATAGCTCAGTTAGAAATGATGACCAATTAGTTAAATTAGCAACTATCGCAACCAAACTTATAGCAGCTGATAAAAAGACTGAAGGACAGGAAGGATTTTTATCTGCATTTGAGAAAGAACAACTTCTTAAAGATTTAGAAGAAACTAAACAAGAAGTTGAAAGGGTTGATGATTTAGAGTTTGAAATGGAAGAACTAAAAAAGAAAATGAAATAATATGGGAGATATAATGTCACCGCAAATAGCATCTTCAAATAATTTAAATTCAAATTATCAAGATGCAAGTAAATTTAAAACAGACATTGGTATTGTTTATGATGTTGTTTTAGATGAAACCGGAAATAATAAAGATATTGAAGTAATTGGTGCAATTAAATTTAGATTTAATGATGATTTAAATCAAACATCTGATTCTTTACAATATGCACTTCCATACGATAAAAATTTCCAAACACTTCCAGTAATAAATGAACAAGTACATATAATAAAAAATGGACTAGGATACTACTATCAAAGAATACAACCAGATCAAACTCCAAATAATTCAGCGTTTATAAATCAAATATCATTTAAATTTGAAAATAACAAGAATTCAAATATGTCTGATTCTGCGAATATAGATAAATATAAAAAATTTGAAGTACATAAAACTCCAGTATCAAACAAAAAAGTAACTACTCAATATAATAAATTTGGAAATTATTTTAATAATGTTTCTGGTATTCATAAAATAAAACTTTATGAAGGAGATACAATTTTACAATCTAGATTCGGACAATCATTACGATTTTCAGCATATAATAACAATAAAAATACATTTTCACCAACAATAATACTAAGAAATGTAGAATCTACACTAAATCAATCTAAGGATATTAATACAACTGTAGAAGAAGATATTAATAAAGATGGTAGTGTTTTAGTAATGGCATCGAATCAATATCAATTACCATTCACAAGTACAAATATTACTAAACCAGATTCTTTTACAGATTATCCTGATAAATTAATTGGAGACCAAATACTTTTAAATTCGGGTAGATTAATATTTTCAGCAAAAAGTGGAGAACTTATATTCCATTCTAAAAAGAATTACGGATTTATTTCAGATGGTGGTATGTCAATTGATAATAAGGGTGGACTTGATATTAGCGTTAATGATAATATTAATATTGATACAAATAACAGAGATGTTTTATTTAAAACAGGAAATGGTGCAATATTTTTAGGTGATACCAATTTAGAACCGTTAGTAAAAGGAAATGAATTGAGAAAAATATTTGAAGAACTTATAATAGCTATTCTTTCTCAAACATTTAAAACACCATCTGGGCCAACTGCAGTAGGACCTGAAAATTTTAATGACTTTATTGCAATATCTGATAAATTAGCAAATATGATGAGTAAAACAAATCAAACATCTTAATATGGACAATTTAACAAATATAGCTCAAGGAGCAGCATCATCGGCAACTAATTTAGCACAGGGTGCAATATCATCCGCAACTAATTTAGCACAGGGTGCACTTAGTTCAATACCGGGAGCTGCAAATGTAGATGCGGTTAGAAATGCACTAAAGGGATTGGAAAACGGAGCAGTTGACCCTAAAGCCCTATTAGCTAGTTTGAAATCAAAATTACCAATACCTCCAAATCTTCCTGAAATTCCTAAAAAACCAAATTTAAAAGTTTTAAAGTTTAAAGCAAAAGCGGCATTGTTTCAACTAAAGCCTAAAAAAATGCCAAAAACTAAAAAAGAAAAAATATTAGAAAAGAAAAAATTAAAAGGATTTTCAAATCAATTAAATTCTGCAAAAGAATCGGTACTTAACGCAAAAAATCAAGCAGAGGCATTAAAATCTAAAGCGGAAGCATTAAAATCTAAAGCAGAAGGTTTAGCATCTAAAGCACAAGGGTTAGCATCTCAAGCACAAGGAGCATTATCAAATGTACAAAATACTGTATCAAATTTACAATCGCAGGCATCAAACGTAGCTTCCAATATTACAAATAAAATAGGAGGATAATATGTCTTGGGAAATATTTAGAAAAAATATATTAAATATAGCACTTAGGCCTGAAATTATCAATAATACTGATTTAATTGCAAAAGCATACGCTAGAGAATATGATTTAGCGGTTAAGAGGGGTGGTGATATTGTTAATAAAGTACCATTACAAAAAGGAAATGTTAAGGCTATGGAAGCTTATTTTAAAAAAGCTTTAGATAATGGACTTAACTATAATGAAAAATATGATTTAGTAGGCGAAATGGGAAAGGGTGTAATTGCATATTGGAGTGCCCAACAAGCACCAACACCACTACTACCGGAAAATCAACCACCACCAACTACAATACAAATGAATCGTTTTCCAATACCATTAGTAACAATAGAACAATTGGTAAGTGGAGTTACGGCTAATATTGTGGTTAATTCAAATATAGTAACAAATCCCGGAAAATGGATTAAACCATTAGCTGCTATAAATAATAATCAACAAACAAACAATAATGCAGCAAGTGGTGGTAGTGGTAGTACCGCACAACCATTGGAAGCAAGTACAACTGAAAAAATACTGTTTGTAGGAGATTCCATATCAGCAATACAAACCCCAACCGGTGAAATGGTAAGTTGGACATATCCAGCACAAGTTAAAAAATCATTACCAAATGCAGTTGTTGATGTATTGGCAATTGGCGGTAAACAAACATCATGGATGTTACAAAATTTACCAAATCAATTAGCAACTACTAAATATAATAGAGTTTACATATATGGGGGTACTAATGATATATTTTCTCAAATACCAATAAAAACAGTATTAAGTAATATACAGAAAATGGTTGATTTGGCAGTTTCAAATGGAGCTAAAGCATATGTTATACTTGGATACAGCACACAAAATATGGATTATACTAAAATGCCAACAACTTCATATGTAAGAAATAAAGTTGATTATATTCCTATGATAGAAAATTATAAAAAATATCAAGAATCAATTCCAACTACAATTACTAATGCACAATTTATAGGAATATTTGATATCGGAACATTAAGTGATGGATTTCATCCAAGTGGAGCTCAAGCTAGACAAATTGCAAATATAATAATAAACGCTTTATAATGTCGTATGTAGAACCAAATAGTAATCCAATATTATTAGTAGATGACTTCATACGATATGCAAAAGCTCATTTATTAACTGTATCCGGACAGGCATCGGTTCTATCTACATATCAACCACCACTACCACCGGCACCAAGTATTTGTAGATGGACTGGATATAAAATTCCAGATATACAATCACCTGCATTAGATACGATACCAGCATCAACGAATTTTAAATCAGATGCATTAGTCACAAGAGATAGATTTTTTAAAGAACCGGATGAAATAGATTATGAACAAGAATTTAGAACACAAGGTATCCCAAGTAGATATACTAGAGTAGATGGAATTTCAGTAGTAAATTCATCAAATACAGCACAAACTAATTTTGTATCTACTAATGCTGAAGCTAAAGCAGCGGCAGAAGCATATTTGGGTAGAGCTATGTCGGATAGTGAATGGAATAATTTAGTATCAATAACATTTGCCGAATCTACCACAAATCAAACAGAAAGGGCTTGGGTTATGGGAACTATATTAAATAGAACTAGAATTGGTTATACACCAGCTGGTGTTAAAAATTCAAGATTTAAATTTGCAACAATTACAGATATTATATCACAACCATTTCAGTATCAACCTGTTACTGGTACAAGATTTAAACCTGGACCTGTTCCAGCTTTTATAAATGGACCTAATGCATTTAACGCTAATTCTATATATGGAGCGGCTGCAAAAATATTAAATGATGTACCAAAAACATTTATAAATTTTACATCAAACGATTTACGAGCGTATGGTCCCGGTACAAATCCTGGCTATTTAACAGAATTACGTTCAAGACCAAATTCGAAAATAATTGGAGGTACTATTTTTGCAGAATAGAGTAGATTTTGATATAATCTCAAAAATACTTAATTTAAATATTTATAAACATAACAAACAAAGAATAGAATATTATGGACATGGATAAACTATTAGAAGCCATTCAAATTCTTATTAAAGAGGAGCTTAAAGAGCAATTACCTGCGTTAATTAAGGAAGGTGTGAAGGCTGAAATGAAAAAGATGCTATCCGAAGGTAAGATAGCACCAAAACCGCAATCAAAGGGTATTTCAATGGCTAAGGCTATTTTAAGTGATGAACCAATTCAAGAATCAGTTCAAACCAAACCGGCACCAACAAAGCAATACAGCAAAAACCCAATGATTAATCAAATCCTTAATGAAACCAGAGGTGGAATACCGCAAGGTGATGGTGGATTTAGAACAATGAATTTTGGACAAGGTGATATGGGTTCAATTGTAGGTAAAACCGCAATAGCTCAAAAAATGGGATATGGTGATATGGCTAAAGGACCTTCTCCAACTGGATTGGGAGTAAACACTGGAGTAGCTGAAATAGATAAAGCATTGAATAGAGATTATTCAGAACTTGTAAAACGATTTAAAAAGAAATAATGGCAGTAGTATTAGGAACATATGTAGTAACTAGTGCAAATCAAGAAATAAATGATTATGCAATAGGATTAACATTGCCATTACAAATGTCAACTAATACCTTTAATCAATCATATGATAATTTAGTACAATTAAAATCAAATGTACGAAATTTACTTTTAACTAAAAAAGGAGAAAGATTAGCACAACCTACATTTGGTACTAATTTACATAGATTATTATTTGACCCAAATGATGAAGAACTTGAACAAAAAATATACGATACAATTGATAATTCTATTAGAACATGGTTACCTCAATTAAGTATTAAACAAATAAACATAGAAGCAACAGACGAAATGAAAAATAATAATTCAATTAATGTTAGTATTGTATTTACAGCTAATTATAATAGACAAGATTTTAATGTTGAATTTAATGTAAACGCATAAGATATGGCACTCAATAATACAAATACAAATTTTAAAAACAAAGGAAAGGATATAAAATATCTTAATAAAGATTTTAATTCTTTTAAAGATAATTTAATTGAGTTTTCAAAAACTTACTTTCCTAAAACGTATAATGATTTTAGTGAAGCATCTCCCGGTACTATGTTTATTGAAATGGCATCTTATGTAGGTGATACATTATCATATTATATAGATGATACATTTAAACAATCATTAATGCTATATGCAGATGATATACAAAGTGTAATACCATTAGCTAGATATTTAGGATACAAACCAAAGGTAACTGCACCATCTGTAACAAAATTATCTGTATATCAATTAGTACCATCAATTGGAGTAAGTGCAAATAATATACCTGATTCAAAATATTATATTAGAATTAAAGCTGGAATGCTAGCTCACTCAAGCGTAAATGGAATTAATTTCATAACAAAAGATATTGTTGATTTTTCAGATGAAAACAACAGAGAAATTACAGTATATGAAAGAGATAATACTACTGGAGAACCTACTTATTATCTTATAAAAAAATATGTAGATGCAACGGCTGGTACTGTTGTATCAAAGGACTTTTCTTTTGGTTCATATTCACCATATCAAAGAATTGAATTACCAGAAAATAATATAATAGAAATATTAGATTGTAGAGATTCTAATAATAATAAATGGTATGAAGTTCCGTATTTAGCACAAGAAATGGTATTTATTGAGCAACCAAATACTGAAGCAAATGATCCTGATTTATATCAATTTAAATCAACAATTCCATTTATATTAAAAACATTAAAAACACCAAGACGATTTGTAGCTAATGTAAATAATGATGGAACAATGACTCTACAATTCGGAACAGGCGATTCAACTGCATCGGATGAATTATTAATACCAAATCTTAAAAATGTTGGATTGGGATTACCAAACTCTATTAGTAGATTGGAAGAATCATTTGACCCAACAAATTTTTTAAAAACAAAAACATATGGGACATCTCCAGCAAATACAACTATTACTGTTAAATATTTAATAGGAGGTGGTATAGTATCAAATGTGCCTGCAAATACAATAAATACAATAGATAGTATTCAATTTGATGAAGATACTAGCTACTTTAACTCACAGCAATTATCTTTATATATTAGAATGAAAGAAACTATTGCTATTGATAATGAAATTCCAGCAACTGGTGGTAGAAGTGGTGATACAATAAATGAAATTAGAGAAAACGCATTAGCTAACTTTTCAGCGCAAAATAGAGCAGTAACTGCAAAAGATTATCAAATTAGAGTACTATCAATGCCTTCAAAATTTGGAGCTATTGCAAAAGCTTACGCTGCTGCTGATGGTACATTGGATAATAATTCACCATCATCTATATTAGCATCACCTAATCATTTGCAAGAATTTACTGATTTAGTAATGAGTTTTGTAAATAAACCAGACGCGGAAGAACCATCTCAAGCAGTTGTTAAAGAACAAATCACAAAATTTTTAGTTGGAAAAACTTCAAATGAAAATGAAAAAAATAATCCATTTGCAATTAATTTATATTTGTTAGGATATGATTCAGATGGAAGTTTGACAAATATTAATAGAGCAGTTAAAGAAAATTTAAAAACATATCTAAATGAATATAAAATATTAACAGATGGTGTTAATTTATTAGATGGCTTTGTAATTAATATTGGAATAAATTTTGAAATTATATGTTATCCAAACTATAATAAAACGGAAATACTAATACAATGTATAAATTCATTGAAAGAATATTTTGGAATAGAAAATATGACATTTAATCAGACTATTAATTTAAGTGAAGTTGAATTATTATTAGCAAATATTGAAGGAGTATCATCTGTTCCTATGTTGGAATTAACAAATAAATGTGGTGGTAATTATGCGCCTCATTCATATAATATAATTGCGGCAACTAAAGATAAGATTGTATATCCATCTTTAGACCCATCGGTTTTTGAAATTAAGTTTCCTGATGCAGACATAAAAGGCAGAGTAAGATAATGGCATACTATTTTTTAACAGCATCAAAAGATGCATCGGTATATCTTCAACAACCAAACCAAAATACTGGATTGGATGAGATATTGGAAGTTAGTAAAGTTTTCTATGGTAATATTAGAGATAAATCTAGAGCATTACTTAAATTTGATGTAGGATATCTATCCTCATCTTTAGCAAACACTTCTATATCTATGAGTTCAGCAACTCTTATTTTAAAAGAAACTAAAAGTGAAGAACTTCCATTGGAATATACATTATATGCATATCCCATTTCTCAAAGTTGGCAAATGGGCAATGGTACTAGATTTGATGAAATATCAACACAAGGAGTAACTTGGAATTATAGAGAAGGTGATTCTACATTAGATTGGTTACCTACTAATGCATTTTTAAATACATCCACTGGTTCATATGCTGGTAAAGGTGGAGTTTGGCATAAAACACCATTCGCATATCAATCGTTTAATTATCAAACAGCTGACATAAATATGGATGTATTATCTATGCTTAGAGTATGGATTAGCGGTTCTATTTCAAATGAAGGTATGATAATAAAACACTCAGCTGAAGTTGAAGATGATTCATTGGATTATGGTATTGTTAAATTATTTAGTAAAGAAACAAACACTATATATCAACCAAAAATAAGAATAGGTTGGGATGACCAAAAGTTTACAACAGCAGGTTTAAATCCAATAACTTCTGAAAATATTAAAGTAGGAATAACTAATTTAAAAAAAGAATATAAAGTTGGAACTATTAATAAATTAAGAATTTTTGGCAGAGATATGTATCCACTAAAAACATTTTCAAATAAATTTGAATACGCTGATATAAAATATTTACCACAAACTACATATTACCAAATAAAAGATTTTAATTCCGAAGATGTGATTATACCATTTTCAGAATATTCAAAAATTAGTTGTGATTCTTCTGGTAATTATATAAATTTAAATTTAACAAATTGGGAAGCTAATAGGGCATATAAAATAGAATTTAAAATAGATTTAAATGATAGTACTCAATTTTTTGATGACGAAATAGTATTCAATATTATAAAGTAATAAAAATGGCAAATACAGGTTTACGAAATGAGCAATTTATTGGTGAGTTAGCCACAAGTGGTTCGTTAGCCATACGAACAAAGAATGATAATGGTATTCATACATTTGAAGCATCTGTAAGTGGTGGTATCATATCAGGTCAATTAAATAGACCTATTTATAATGAAAATGAATTAGTAAAATCGGTAGATACTGTAATTATAGAATTATTACCAATTGACCCGGTTCCATTAGAAGATACAGTACCAAGAAGAATTTATAATCCTGTAACACAATCTGTAATAGATTTAACTGTTGAGGTTATTAGATTAAATAGTGAAGTAGCGGATTTGCAAGCAAAAGTATCTGAATTACAAATTGTAACAGAAAGTTTAAGAGTTGAAATTGATAACGCAAGTATAGTAGCTGCATCTGCAACAAATCAAGGTGAACAATCTAATTTGAAAGTACAATCAACTATACAAGACTTATCAAACGCAATTCAAAAAGCTACATCTGAAGCAATTCAGAGAGTTTCTTTAACAGCTCGTACTCAAGCATTAGAAGAACAAAATAAAACATACAAAGAAGAAATTGAAGGTAAGGCATCTAAAATAGCAGATGGTCATAAAGGGTCTGGTGATATAACATATAAAATAGTAAAAAGAGCAGCTCCGGACGATAGAGATTTAAGAGTAGAAGTTACCGCAGGACTTGCTGTAAATTGGGTTAATGGTCCTGAAATTGAAATATATAATCCAAAAGATACCGCTGTAACGGTTGAGGTTAAAGAAGAGGCTCAAGATTTATTAAAAGAAACTTCTCCAATAACAATACAACCAAAAGAAACAAAAGTATTAACATTAGTGGTTGATACTGCTAAAGCAGCAACTAAAGACCCTAAAGGTAGTGGTGGTATTTTAGGTGGAGCAATAGCAGGTAAGGATAAGGATTATGATGGAAATATTATACTAAAAAATCCTGGAGGAAGTTCAACATTAACATTTAGAATGTTTAAGAAAAAGAAATAAAAATGGCAATAAAAACATTTAAAGAAATATTACAAAACAAAGGATATCGTATTGAAGCTAACGATAGACAGATATTTGAAAATGGTACTGTGCAGTCTTTCTTTGGATTAAGTGACAGCGATTGTATTGAATTTATAATTTATGATTCAAATGATAATCAATTACCACAGTCATCTTATGGATTAGTTAGATATATCCCAATGACATCTCAAAATATAGGAGATTATTTTTTAATTGCAGAAGGTACTTTACTACAAAGATATAAATTCCCATCAGAGTATTTTATTGATGCGGAAAGATTATTACGAGAAGCTGGTTATTCTAATGGTATATTTAAAACACAAATAACTCTTATAAATAAAAGAGCTGGAAGTGAAAAAGCTTTAGATAAATTATGGATTTCAGAAATATCCCCATCAAGAACAGAAATAAGATTGTTTCCAAATACAAAAGGAATGGAAATAAATCCAGAACTTAAACAAAGATTTAATTTATTATTAAGTGGTGGTGAATTTAGAGATGATGTTGCAAAATTTGCAATAGAATATGTTGAAAGAATAAATCCAAGCAATATAGGAAGTTTACTTAAACAAAAATATGGAAATACATGGTTTGATAGATTTGCAAGTGAGTATAAAATACAAAGTATGGATATATTTTCAACACAAGTTTACAATAAGTTTTTAGAATCAGCAATTAATGAATTTACTGGAAGAATATCAGATATAAACGATATGAATTATGGACTTCCAACTCCGTTTAAACCAACTTTATCTTTAAGTAAGGATGATGTTAGAAAATCCGTTGAAAAATTATTAGTAAACGCTATAAATAAATACCTTTCAATACCAGACGTAAGATATGGTTCTAGAAAAAACGAAAAAATGGAAAGTTTAGATACTTCTGAAAAAATATTACAAACAAAAACATCTGATTTGACAATAGATACAGCAAGTCCAGTAGTATCTAAGGCCGTTTTAAAAACCGCAGTAGAATCTTCTAAAAAATTAAGTTTTGCAAAAGCTATTCAAGAAGAAACAAACGAACCAAACATAAAACCAGCAATAGCTAAAGCTAAATTGAGGCGTGATGCTTTAAATGATGGAGTATATGGTGGTAGAGTTGGAATGTCGGGTAATATGAGAATTTTGAATGGAGGTTTTAGAAATGATGGCTTCAGAGATAATGGTTCGGCAGAGGCAATGCAAAATCAACAATTACTTTTATAAATACTTATAACTAATGGCAGATAATAAACGAAGTAAGAAGTTAATTGGAGGTATAATTGGTGGACCTGTTAATATTGTTGGCGGTGTTGTATCTAGACTTTTGGGTAAAAAGAAAAAATCACTACCATCTGCGGCAAATTCTTTATTAGGAAAAATATTTAAGAAAAAAGATTCTTTAGATTCTGGAAAAACAATTAAAGAACAAGACACAACAACTACTGAACAAAAAAGAAATAAAAAATTAGGATTTTTTACAGATAGAAATCCTGTTGCTGGTGCTATATTACCAAATGGTGGAGTTGGTATATTAACAAATTCAGATAATATAATTCCTCTTGGTGGAGAAGATACTGGTGGAACTGTAAATCAAAATTCAAACGTAAGTTTTAAAATATCAGCAAATCAAAATGGAGCAGCTGTATTTGTAAATGGTGAAAACACATATAAAACAACACCTAATACATTAGGATTTAGATTGTCTGATGTTGTAAAAGATGGTTCTAAAACAATTACATTACAAAAAGAAGGATATGTTTCTGCAACAGCATATGTAGTAACTGCTATTCAAAATCCTGATTTTAATGAAACTGCGCTTGATAGTTATGAAAATGATTTAATAGAACAGGATTCATTAATAAATATTGGACCAAAGCCAAATAAAAGAATATACACAAAAACACCAGCTTATGTTTTTAAAATAGAAAAATATATAAATGGTATATTACAATCGACAGATGGTACATTAGATAATAATGAAATAAAAGAATTAGTTTTTGAAGTTACCACTCAAACAGTTGGGCAAAAAAATGATTCAAATTCACCATCCACTAATATATTAACTATTGTATTAGATGGTCCTGATAATTCTGTAATAGTTTCGAAGGATGGTGGTACTGATTTTACAAAATTACTTAAAGGAAGAAATACAATAGTATCTGATATTGGTAGTACATATTCAATAAGTTCAACTAATTTAAATTTATATAAAGTAAATAAAATTGTTGCAACTGCAGAAGGATTTAAACCATCTACTTTACTTCCTGAAAATGCAGAAAGTTTAACTACTAAAATAACTCTTGATGCTAACTATACTATTGATATAGTATCGGAACAATTTTCAACTGTACAAAATACTTCTCCTATAATTCAATTTGAAAATCCAATTCAAATTAGAAAATATAATCTTAATAGTAAAACGGAATATCCAATTACTATTACTAGTTTAAATGATTCTCCAATAACTAAAATAACAGCTTATGTAGGTGAATCTAAATTTGAATTTAATGATGTTAATTTTTTAACATCAAAGTCGGAAGGGAAATTAGGTGTGTTGAATGCAAGAAAAGGACCAGCAATAATTTCAATACCAGCCGAAGCATTTAAAACTATTGGAAATTATAAAGTATTTATAGTTCCTTCAAATGGTGATGGTGATGGTGATTCAATTCAAACTAGTATATCTGTTGTTGATGAATTTTATGTTGGCGTTCCTGACTTAAGAAATATAATATATCCATCAGAATTAATTGGTCCTGATTATGCTGGTACAAATGTAAATTTTGATATTGAATATGAATCCGAAAATACTGATTTTGTAAGAATATATGTAGGTGATTCTGGTACATTCATACAAGAAAAATCTGATGGTAAATTAGAATTAAATTTAAAAACTCTTTTAAATGTAAGTGGTACTAATGTATCTGAAGATGCACAAACTATTTCGTTAATTTTAAAATTAGTTCCATATAATATTAGTGGTGTTGAACAAGTTGTTGGTAAGACCGAAGTAGTTAAAATTAATTTTAATAAAGGTACGAATCAAATACCTAGAAATTTAGCTATTAATAGAATTGCTGATATTTTTTCATCTCAATTAGATGATTCTATTTTTTCTAAAGAAACATCAAAATACTTAACGCATCTACTACATTTTCCTGACGGAGATACTAAAGTAATTACTACATGGACAGGTAGTGAAGGTTCTTTGATTGCTAAATTATATGAACCAGTACCAACTACAGTTCAAACGAACCAAGAAATTTTTATATCTAAACTGATATCAAACCCAATAGTTGAAACTATTAGATTAGTTACTGAAACAACTGAAGTTTGTAATACAATAAAAGGACCAAATTTTTCTTTACAGCCCGATAATGGAATTGAATACCAAATATATGAAGATTTAGTAGCAAGTGGTTCAGTTACATCAAATGATTTAGTTAATCAATATGCTAATTCAATTGGAATAGATACATCTAAATTAAATATTCAATATGTAAGTGGTTCTACTTATTTGTTTGAAAATTTTATAAATTTTAGTTCTGCAGCAGAAAGGTTAGATAACTTTTTTTACAAAGTACAATTAATTGAATATTATAAAAATAGATACGAAGGATTAACAACAACTTTTATACCACCATTTGAAGGATATGATGGAGGTATAATAACGCAAGATGGATATCAGATGATTACCGAAGATGGTATATTTGATATACAATGGGAAATTGCACAATATCAAGGTGTTGCTCAAATGAATGAGGCCAAAAAGATATTTGGATTATTAAATGAAACTATAAGAGGATTAGATGGATATGAAAAATTTTTATATACATCAACTAATGCATTAGCATATCCAAAAACTTTATATATACATCCTACAACTGGACTTGGAACATACATTCTAAAAGAAACAACACATCAAGACGTTTTAAATTGGTATTCTAATTTATACTTATTGTCTGGTAGATATGATATATTTAACCCAAATCTATTAACAAATAACATTCCTCAATTTATAAAGGAGGACTCAGATAATACGGATTTTTCTACATTTTTACATATGATAGGTCAACACTTTGATATCATATGGGCTTATATTGGCGGACTTTCGAAAATGAAACAATTAGAAGCTTCCGAAACAAAAGGAATTGCAAATACATTGGTTCAGCATATGCTTGAATCTTTAGGATGGAATACTAAAAAAGCTTTTGATTCTCAATTTCTATGGGAGTATATATTTGGTACAACTAAAGACGGATTTCAAAAATATTCAATGCCTCTTAAAGATGCAAATGAGCAAGTTTGGAGAAGAATATTAAATAACCTTCCGTATATTTTAAAACATAAAGGAACTGGTAGAGCTATGAAAGCTATTATGGCTTGTTATGGTGTACCTTCTTCTTTATTAACAATAATGGAATTTGGTGGACCGCAAGACCCAACGAAGGGTGGTAGTACTAAATTTACATTTGATGATAGAACAGCGGCTCTTTATTTAAGTGGTAGTTCTGCAGTAAAAGTTCCTTGGAAATATAATGCTGGTAGTTTAAGCTATCCAAATTGTGTAGAGTTTAGAATACTTCCCGATTCAATACCAAATCCATCATACACTTTAATTAGTGGTAGTGAGTGGAATTTAGATTTAGTTCAAACTACTGGTTCTTTTGTTAAATTAGAATTAAATTTTGGTGGTGATGTTAGTACTAATCCTTATATGGAAACTCCATTTATAAGCGCTTCTGTTTCAACTACATATTTTAATACAACAATTGAATATGTATATGGTGCTGAATTAGTAACTCAAAGTTTAGATTTTCCAATTTCAACTGAGAATTATTCAAATGTAGTTATAAATAGACATAACTATCCTGGTAATTCTTCATTATATGAAGTTTGGTTAGCTACATCCGATGGAAAGAGAATAACAACATTTGTTAGTATGTCTATATTAACGGATGATAATCAATGGGAGACTGGTAGTTTTTTACATTTAAGCGGAGATAACTTTAATGGTAACTTTGATGAATTCCGTTTGTGGACTGTTCCATTACAAAGAAGTAAATTTGAAAATCACACATTATTCCCAGACGCAATCAATGGTAACTCATATACAGCATCAACTGCAGATTTATTATTCCGTTTAGATTTTGAATATCCAAAAGATAGAACTATAACTGAAAATGTTGGTATAAAAAACGTATCAATAAGTGATAATTACGGAGAAGAATTTGCATATGCAGAAAATATGTATTCAGCATCGGTATATCCTTATCAATATACTCCGTATGAAAGAACTGTAACCGCTGATGTTCCATCTGTTGGATTTGGTTTTGCTAATAAAATTCGTTTTGAAGACCAAACGTTAGTAACAGACCTTTCTTATAAAAATAGAGCAACTAAAAAATCATTTGATAGAGCTCCAATAGATTCAAATCGTTTAGGATTATTCTTTTCTCCAATTAAGGAGTTGAATATGGATATCTTAAAAACGTTTGGAGAATTCAATATTGATAACTATATAGGTGACCCATCTGATGAATATAAAGATAATTATAGAGAATTAGATACATTAAGACATTACTATTTTGAAAGATTGGATAGAAACATAAATGAGTATATTCAATTAGTAAGATATATTGATAAATCTCTTTTTGATGTACTTGCTGACTTAGCACCGGCTAGGGCAAAAGTTTCTAAAGGTTTATTAATAGAACCTCACTATTTAGAAAGAAGTAAGACAAGATGGAAAAAACCTGAATCTGATAGAAATGATTATGAAAGTATCGTATCAATACAGGATAATAATGAAATAGAATCTTCGTATGAATCAAAAGAAGGTAGTTTAGATGCAACTAATATAAGTAATATTACAGGAGAAAAAAATAATTACGATTCTGTAGTTGATGCTAACGATGTATATTCATTGGAAGGATTTAATCCAAACTATGATAGTACTATTGATTATAATTTTGATAATATCGTTGAAGCAAACGCACCATTCTACAACACATTTATAGAATGTCCAACGGGCGAAACATTGACTGGTGAAGTTGATTCATTTGCATTTGAACAAATAGGAATGGAGTTAAATTCTTTAGCAAATGCCGGATTTGGATTATATGCTAATCGTGGTACTGGTATTATTAGAAAATTTGATAGTATATTCGGAAATTCGGAATCAACAGGAAGTAGACAAAATGTATATCTTGTTAAAAAACAATATACTCAAAAAGTATCAACTCAAATAGCAGGATATCCTAGATCTGGGTCACAACCTGGAGAAAGAGTTAGATATGCTGATATTGATGTAATAAAATACAAATATGAAGTATCTACATTACCTTTTAGTGGAAGTATAGCTATTAGTCCTGAAATTGCGCAAATTAAAGCGTTGAATGGATATTTTCCTACACACTATAAATTTGTTAATAATTTAGGGGAAGGATTGCAAAGAATGTATTTTAAAGGGTCTTCTCAAACATCGGCAACAACTCCAGATGGATTACCTCCAGTAGAAACATTTACTACCAATCCTAATATTCTTAGAGTGGCTAAGACTGGTAGAGGTAGTGGTGAACCAATACTTGAGGTTGATTAATTTGAAAATATTAAATAGTTATATTTATTTTAGATAATAAAGAATTAAAAAACAATATCAAATGGCATATTTAGATAACTCGGAAATCACAGTAGATGCAATTCTTACCAAAAA